GGGCCGTCAGGCGGCGGGGCGGTTGTGATGCTGCTCGCTGTTGGGGTTGCCGCCGCACTTGGCGCAGGTGCACCGGTCCGGCGGCGGGGTGGGTCCGGTCGCGGCGGTACCGAGCGGCCAGCCACCGACGTGCGTGATCCGGTAGCCCGGGTCCGGGGCCGCGGCCAGGGCCGGTTTCGCCGTCGGCTTGGCGGTGACGCGACGGCCGGCGAGGTGCAGGAGATAGTCCTTGAGGCTTCCGTCGGCGCGCATCGCGGCGATGTTTTCGATCTCTTCGGGGCTGGGCTCGGCCATCTCAGGTCTCCGCCATGTCGACGAATCGGGCGTAGTGGCCTTGGAAAGCGACGGTTATGGTGCCCATCGGGCCGCCCCTGTGCTTGCCAACGATCACGTCGGCCTCACCGGCTCGAGGGCTCTCCCGCTCGTACACGTCGGGCCGGTGCAGCAGGATCACGATGTCGGCGTCCTGCTCGATCGCGCCGGACTCGCGAAGGTCCGAGACCATGGGGGTCTTGTCCTGGCGCTGCTCAGGCCCGCGGTTCAACTGAGCGAGCACGATGATCGTGATGCCGAACTCTTTTGCCATCACCTTCAGCGCGCGGGAGATCATCGACACGGCGACCTGCCGGGACTCGGCCGGCGGCGCCTGCATCAGCTGCAGGTAGTCGACGATGACGACCTTGAGGCCGAAGGTGCGGACCAGGTTGCGGATCGCGGCGCGCAAGCCGGGCAGGGTCAGATACGCGTTGTCGTCGATCTTCAGCGGCGCCGACGCCATGTCCGGGAGTTTCGCCGCGGCTCGCGCGACAGCGGTGTCGTCGACGATGCCCTGCTTCACGTGGTGCAGGGCGATTTTCACCTCGCCGCACAGGATCGTCGTGGCGAGCTCGGTGTTGCTCATCTCGAGCGACCAGATCGCCGTCGGGATTGCGTTCGTCAGCGCCGCGGCGCGGGCGAACCCGGCCGCCAGGGTGGTCTTGCCCATCGCCGGTCGGGCGGCGACGACGACCAACTGGCCGGGCGCGAAGCCGCCGGACAGCAGGGCGTCCAAGTCGATGAAGCCGGTCGGCACCCGGTCCTCGATGGTCGGCTTCGTCGTCGCCCGCTCGATCACGTCGGGCAGCAGAGCGCCGAGGTCGACCATGTGGGACTGACCGACGGGCTTGGCCAGGTTGTCGATCTCCGCCTGGATCGCCGACAGGTCGGTATCCGGGTCGAATGCCGGGTTGCTGAAGCGGACGTGCATGTTGGCGCTCAGCGCCCGGCCGCGGGCGGCGATCGCCCCGCGGGTGACCTCGGCCGCCCAGTGGGCGGCGGCCCCGGGGTTGGCGGCCATGTACAGGTCGCCGAGCTCGTTCTCGGTGAACGGCCGGGCGATCATGCGGCCTTCGGCGTGCCACACCTGCAGCTTGCGGGCGACGGCCTGCCAGCGGATCGCCGAGGCGGGCAGTGTTCCGGCGAGGTCTTCGACGGCGAACCAGATCATCCGGTACCGCTCGTCGCCGATGTCTGCGGGGTCGAAGCCCTTGCTGGCCATGTCGTCGACGCAGGCCGGGTCGGCCATGGCGGTCGCGGCGAGGATCCGCTCGGCCTCCACGTTGCCGCCCGGGGCAAGCGTGGCGGCCTCATCGGGGCCCCACACGTCGATGTCGGTGCTCACGAAGTCTGCTCCTTGGCCTGGGTGCGGGCACGCTCGTAGCGGGCGCGGGCGGCAATGAACTCGGCGTTGGACCCGCCACGGTCGGGGTGGGCGTCGGCCATCGCCTTGCGCAGCTCGGGCAGGGACGGCGGCTTCGGGCGGCTGGGGATCTCCGGCGGTGTCAGGTGCAGGCGGCGCAGCGTGTAGCCGTGGAAGATCTCGCCAGCGGCCTCGATCTTCTGCCGGTCGACATAACCGGCGCGGTGTCCGCCAGTGCTGTACGTGAAGTAGATCCGCTTCGGGGTCTTCTTCGTGATCGGGTGGGCGAGGACCTGGTAGTTGCCGAGGGGACCGTCGTCCCAGTTGGCGTCCCACAGCTCGTACAGGAACTCGCGGGGTGCGGGGGCGCTCACGCGGCGGCCCCCTGCCGGCGGTCGGGGCCCTCGAGGAGGACGATGCTGTTGCCGCACATCTCCGCCAGCCGGGACGCGACCCGCGGGCCGGTCACCTCGGACAGCTGGCTCGGCAGCACGTCGCACGTGATGATCACGGGCCGCCTGCGGATGTACCGCTCGTCGAAAATCTCGAACAGTCGCTCCTGCGTCCACGACGACGGGCGGGCCGCCGCCAGGTCGTCGACGAACAGCAGGTCGACCTTCTGCAGCTTCTTCACCAGCGCACGCCCCTCCCCCTCGGGGGCGTCCGGGCGAAGCGCGTCGAACAGGGCCGTCGACCTGTACGCCTTGATGACCGGCGAGCCCTGCCACGGCTGGCCCGGCCCGTACTGGGCCTCCAGCCAGCGGCGGCACGTCTTCCACGCCGTGTGCGTCTTGCCTACTCCGATGGCGCCGGTCAGGAACAGGCTCCGACCGCCCCAGCCAGCGATCCACGCGTGGACGGCTTCCGGCAGCTCGATCGGGCGACGGTAGATGTCCGGGGTCTCGTCGTCGAACCGGTTGAGCGCGATCGACGAACGCTCCAGCAGGAACGACTCGCGCGGGCTGAGCTCGTCAGGCGAACTTGAGGGCATTCTTCTTCTCCTCTGCGGTCATGTCGCGGGGTGCGGTGGACGGGCCCTGCTGGGCCGGCTTGGTGTTCATGGCTTGGTTCACGAAGTTGGGGATCGCCGACGGGGCGTAAGCCTTGGTCATCCAGATGGCGAGGCCGCCTCGGACGTCGTCGGGGGTGATGCCTTCGTCGAGGAGCTTTTTGATCTGTGCGGAGACCTGGCCGACGACCGCTTTCGGGGGCCGCTTGCTGACCCGGTCGAGCCACTCGCTGACGATCGTCTGCGCGGTGACTGGCTTGCCCTCGTTGCTCGCACCGTCAGGTGCGCCGACGGAGTCGGCATCGACGACGCCGAACTGCTGCTCCCCGGCCTCAGCCGAAACATTGGTTGGGGCAGGGGCAGGGGAAGGGGAAGGGGAATGCGCGCGTGACGCGGGCGCGCGCCCGCGCGTAGAGGCTTTCGGACCCCCTTCGGTAGGGGGTTGCGGAGGGGTATCGGAGGGGGTTCCGGAAGGGGGTACGGAGGGGGTTGCGGACCCCCTTCCGTTCGGGTCGAGGGGGGAGTTACCGAACGCCTTCCGCAGGGTCTCGATGTGCTCGACAACCTGCTGCCGGTTCGACGGCCCCTGCGTGCCGTCACGCCTCTTCGTCGGCTCGTCACTGAGCTCGTCGAGCGGGACACGGTCCATCTCGGAGAGCAGCGCGTGCCGCAGCCGCCACGAGGAGATCTCAAGCGCGCCGGACACCATGGCGCCCATGACCTTCGGCTGCTTCCACACGCCGTCGTTGCGGACGAAGGAGCGGATGAGGAGTTCCTCGGTGTCCTCGTCCATGACGATGAAGCGGGCCGCCTCCAGGTCCTGGAGGAGCTTCTCCAGTTCGGCGGAGGTGAGGCCGCGGGCTTTGCGGGACCACCGGCGCAGCGTGAGGTCGAGCAGGCCGGCGTGGTTGAGGTTCGGCTGCGAGATGAGGAACAGGTAGAGCCGCTGCTGCCTCTCGTCGAGGTCGAGGAAGTCGGCGTCGTCCCAGATGCTGGTGAGGATCCGGCCGTGGCCACGAGCCATGAGTGGGTGTCCTTCGGAATGGGTGCCAGTTGGGGGCTTTTGGGCGTGCGGAACCAGGGCCTTTAGGGCGGCATGCCACTCCCGCCCCGTTCGTGTCCATCATAGCTAAGAAAGCTAACTCGCTGTGGTGTGCAGCGTGACAAATCCGCTACGCTGAGACCATGACCGAGACCCCCACCGAGCACCGCGCTAAGATCGCCGAAGCCCGTAACGTCCTTGGTGAGGTCATCTCGCGCGCCCGCTACGCCAATGAGCCGACGATCCTCGTGAATCGCGGCAAGGAGGCGGCGGTCATCGTCAGCCACCCCTTCTATGAGCAGGCGAAGAGGGACCGCGCACTCATCGAGCTGCTGAAGCGGCGAGCCGAGGAGGGGCAGGCCGGCGACACGGCGGATGCCCGCATCAAGGGCGAGGCGCTGTACGTGGCACTGGTGAGCGCGGAGCGTGAACTCGACGACTGACATCCGTTCCTCCTCTCCTCCGGGCCCCGCGGTTGCGGGGCCCTTTGTCGTGCCGGTTGAGGCTCTATCTCTGATGGTGTGCACCGCACTGACACGGAGCCGGATGCTCCGCTTCGGTCAGGCTGCGGCGGCCAGTTGCGGCTGAGGCTCGACGTGCCGGTCGAGCTCCTCGCCGGTGATGGCCTCGACGAGGGCGGCGACGATGACCTCGGCGCAGTTGGGGGTGACGGCGTTGCCGTACTGGCGGACGCGCTCCCGCTTGTTGCCTAGGACGATGTACTGGTCGGCGAAGCTCATGGCCCGGCCGATCTCGTGGGGCTCCAACATGCGGAACCGGACGTCGTTGATGTCGACGTCGCCCTGGACGAGGGCGTACCGGTCCCGGGTCGACAGCGTGCCGACGGGTTCGCGGACAGTGCGCGCTGTGCCGTTGCCGTAGTACGGAACGAGCAGGTGCTCCCAGGTGACGAGGGACTGGTGGCCCATCGTGGTAAGGGTCCGCATCGGGTCGGCCGCACTGGTGCAGTGCTCGCCGCCGTCGCCCTTGCTGCCGTTGTTCCGCATCACCATGGCCGGCGGCGGGACGACGAGCCCGTGGTGGTTGCCGGACGCGGTGACGGTGGCGAGGGACTCGCTTACGGACCGGGCGACGGAGCCGCCGCCGCGGAGCTCCGCGATGAACGGCAGCCAGGCGAGCCCGGTCTCGTTGCGGGCGGTCTGGGTCCGCAGCGGCAGGTGGGCAGAGTTGGGCTCCTTGCCGTCCCGGCCCTCGACCGGGATGAGGAGCGGGGGGATAGCGAGGGCGTCGTTCTCCCGGGTGGTTCGGGTGGGCATGGCCTCGGCGAGCGGGGTCGCGTCGTTGCGCCAGGTGCCGCCGGCGGGGACGACGAGGGGCTGCGCGAACTTCTTCAGACCCGCCTCGATGCGCTTGAGGGTCTTCTCGGCGAGGGGCTTGGTGCGGTCGCCGATGCGCTGCCCGGGGATCTCCCAGTCGATCGCGACGGCGGCCGGGAGCGTCTCGGGTTCGACGATCTGACTGCGGCACTTCGTGTTGGGACACCTGTAGACGTACTGCTGGCGGTAGCGGCCCATGTCGCGGGCGGGGTCCTTGAACCGCTGGACGGCGCGCACCCAGGTCTCGCAGCCGGGGCACCAGGCGCGGGGGCGGAGCCACTTGTCCCAGTCGGGGGTGCGGGCGAGGGTCTCGTGCCAGTAGGCGACGTAGAGGCGGTCGCGGGACTGCGGGGCCTTGTGCACGGTGCGCGGGTCGGCGTGCATGCTGTTCAGTGCGATGACCCGGGTGAGGTAGCCGAGCTTGCGGATCTCGCCGATCCAGCGGTCCCACTGGTCCCAGGCGCGGACGTCGACGACGTTCTCGACGACGCCGGCCTTGACGAGTCCGCCGCGGGCGATGACGCCGCGCAGGTACATGGGCACCTCTTCCATCAGGGCGCGCGACCGTTCGACTTCCTCGGAAGGGCCGAAGCCGTCGAAGAGGTCGCCCTGCATGGACAGGTCGAAGTCGCGCTTCTTGCCGCGGGCGTTGGACCACTGCGGGCACTCGGGGCTGGCCCAGAAGATGTCGGTCACGGGCCACTTGTCGACGGGCGCTTCGCGGATGTCGCCTCGGTAGTGGTCCACGGTCGGGAAGTTCGCGGCGTGCGACTCGATCGCCCGCTCCCAGTGGTTCGCGGCCCGCTCCATGCGGACGCCGGGGATGGAGTGCATGCCCTGGCTGGAGCCGCCGGCGCCGCAGAACCAGTCCATGACGGTCAGCGCGTCGTTGTCGTGGCGGTACATCATGCGGCGGTCTCCAGTTTGTATTCGGGGTGGTCGCGGAAGGCGTGCTCGACGTAGCTCTTGCTGACGCCGAGACGCTGGGCAGCGGTGGCCCGGTCGAGCCCGCCGTGCCGCATGATCCAGTGGGCGTCTTCGGCGATCTGCTGGCGGCGCTTGGTGTCGGCGCTGGTGGCCGGTGTGAAGCCGGGGTTGTCGTAGTCGTCGGGGTCCCAGTAGGCGGTGCCCGCCCAGCCCTTGCCGGCGGCCGTCTTCCGCACGCGTTCGGCAATGTGGGCGGCGATGCCGTGGTCTTCCGGCCGCTGTCCGGCGAGACGGCCGGACAGTTCGGTGACGTAGTCGGCGACCCACCGGCGGACGACTGTGGTGTCGGGGTCGCTGTTCTGCAGCTGGACGATGAACTGCTTGTGCTTGCCGCACCGCTCGCCGAGTCGGGTGGCGGGCCAGCCGTCGGCGGCGAGGGCGCGGAGGCGACGGATCGTGCCGCGGCCGGAGATGTGGGCGCCGGACCGGGGCGTGTCGACTTGGCGCGGTTTGACGGCGAGGAGGCGGGCTTCGGTGTCCCGGTGGATGTGGGTGCGCTGCTGGGTGATCCGGTAGAAGACGTTCGGGCAGACGGCCGCTTCGGTCTGGATGCCCTTGTCGGACATGCCGAGGCCGCGGAGGAGTTCGATGTGGCGGGCGGCTCGCTGCGGGCTGACCCTGGTGCCGCGTCCGGTGGTGCGGAGGTAGCGCTGTCGGCGGACGGTGGCGGTCATGCCGGTTTTGCAGGTGGTGCAGCGGCAGCCGCGGCGGTAGCGGCGTGGGTCGCCGTGTTCGAAGGCTTCGGCGGGGATGGCGGTGCGGCCCATCAGGCGGCCCTCCGATATGCGGCGGTGCCGGTCCACTGGCGGCAGAGGCTGCGGTGGACGGTGGCGCGGCGGGAGGGGACGACGCCGGCGTGCTCGATGACTCCGGCTTTCGCGGCGGCCATGAAGGCGGCGCCCCAGCGGGCCGGGGAGTCGGGTTCGTCGACGAGGCCTTCGGCGATGAGGTCGGCGGCCTGGAACTCGACGCCGCGGCGGGCCATGAGTTCTATGGCGGCGCGGCAGGCGGTCGCCCAGTCGGGCGGGGTGTTCGCGGTGGCGCGGGCGATGCCGTCCGTCTTGGCGGCCTCGCCGGCGGCCGGGGACACGGTGCCCTGCGCGGCGATCGGGAACTGGAGCTGTGTCATGGTGTGGTCTCCTGGTCCTGGGGCCGCCCGCACTGCCCGCGGGCGGCCTCCGGTGTGTGCGGGCTACTGCTCGGGGGTGGCCTCCGGCTCTGCGGCGAGCCAGGCGAGGAGCGGGCCGGCGATGTCACGGGCCCCGTTCGGCGTCTCGATGACCTTGCGGTGGAGGGCGGGGCAGCGGGACTTCAGCACCTCGAGCCGGTTGTCGAGGTCCATGGAGACGGCGACGTCGAACTCGTACTCGATGCCCTTGCGCTGCTCGGGCCTGGTGCCGACCCGCTTCGGCTCCTTCCGCCCGCGCTCGTTCTCCTCGAGGACCCACTCCGTGTAGGAGCGCATCGAGCAGACGACGTGGCCGGGGAACGAGAGGATCGCGGTCACCATGTCGTTCTGCAGCGGGGTGCCGTCCTTCCACCCGGCGAACTTGTTGCCGCCGTACTTTGTGCTGGCCTTGTCAACCTGCTGCAGGGTGCCGTCGGTGCCGGTCCAGAAGTGCGAGAGGCTGTCGACGAACACGGTGGGGTAGCCAGCCTGCGCGGCGGAGTCGAGAACGCGGATTAGGTCGCGCGGGTCGTAGCGGTCCATGGGGCAGCTGTCGAACTGGATGCCGCGGTGTCCGGCGTACAGGCTGGCGGCGCCCTTCTCGGTGTCGATGACGGCGAACTTCTCGCCCTGGGACAGGCCGTGGGCGATGGACAGGCCGGTCCAGGTCTTGCCGGAGCCGGACATGCCCTGGATGGACAGGCGGGCCTTGCGGCCGGTCTTGCTGGCGGGCCGGAACTCGAACGGCTGCGGCCCGCTGTTCTGCTGCTGGGCGGCAGGGCGTCCTGTGCGGACGGGCGGCGGGAGCTGGGACATGCGCGGTTCTCCTAGGCGTACTGGCGCTCGACCCACGAGGGCAGAGCGGTCATCGGGTTGGGCAGGTAGCCGGGCCACTCGCCGCGGTCGCGGCAGATGGCGTAGGTGTTGAGGGCGACCTCGTTCAGGTGGCGGCCGATGCCGCGGGCCATCGGGTCGCAGGTCGTGACGACGACCAGGTACGGCGGGTCCTTCTCCTGCAGCACGAACTGCATGGGCCGCTCTGGATCGGCGACTCCGAGGGCGGCGCCGGCCTCCTCGTACCAGTCCTGCTGCTGGTGGTAACCGTGCTCGTTGAACGCCTTCTCCAGGTCTTCACGGCGGCAGGAGCGGGCGGTTTTGTAGTCGACGATCTGGCCGTCGTCGCGCAGGAAGTCGAAGCGGGCCCGCCGCCAGACGCCGTTGTCCTCCCAGAAGGCGGATTGCTCGGCAACACCGGACCCGGGCTCCAGCAGCCGTGCGACTTCTTCGTGCTGGCGGAGGGCGGCGGCCATGGCATGGACCTGCTCGAGCTCGTGCCGCTTGAGGGGGATGTCGCCGGCGGACCGTATGGCGGCGACCTCGGCCTTGATGGAGTCGGTGTCCCACCGGTCCGCGTCGACGAGGACGAGGTCGGGGCCGTCGTCGAGGACGAGCTTGTGGGCGGCGGTGCCGAGTTCGAGGGCCTTGTTGTAGGGCTGGGGGTTGTCGAGCTGCCACTTGAAGACCGCGGGGCACCGCTTCACCAGCGTGCGGGCGCCGGTCGAGGAGAGGCTGCCGCCGGGGATGGGGTCGGCGTGGTAGAGCTCGGCGTCGATGTTGTACAGGCCGGGCTCCACCTCGGTGGTGGTGGTCATGCGACGCCGTCCAGGGGCATCGGTGCGGCGCAGGGCTCGCACATGCCGGACGGGGTGAGCGGCCCGTCGTCCTGCTTGCAGCGGGTGCAGCGTCCGGCGGCGATGTCCTTGAGGACGTTGATGCCGTCGTCGGCGTACTGGGCGAGGAGGACGGCGCCCGCGTAGTCGGGGAAGACCGCGGTGAGCTTCGCCTTGTTGACCATGTCGGCGCGGGCGATCAGGGTGATCAGGCTTTCGCTCCAGTCGCCGGCCGGGATGCCCTTGTGTCCGAAGTGGAAGAGGACGTGCGCGGCAACGTCGGCGGGGATTGTGGTGGTTTCGGTGCTCATGTCTCCTGCTTTCGGATGTGCTGGTGGGTGACCGCCAGCCCCGACCGGGGGGTGGTGTGGGGCTGGCGGCCCGGGTGGCGGTCGTGGAGTGGGGGCCTCGACACGACCGCCGGTCTTCGGTTGTGGTGTGGGTCAGATGCGCCCGGGGTCGGTGACGGGCCCGAGGAGTCCGGCTGCGGCGGCGTCGCGGAGCGGCCGAACGTCGATGGGCGCGGTCGCCTGGTCCTCGATGGCGCTGGTGTCGCGGACCATCGGCGGGACGGTGACTGCTCCCGCGTTGGCCGCGGCTGCCTTGAGCGCGGCGAGTTTGACGTGAAGCTGGTCGTTCTCGGCGCGCAGGTCCTCGATGCTGGCCAGCTGGGCGACGACGATCTCCTCGGCTTCCGCCTGCCGGGCGGCGGTCTTGGCGAGCGCCTCGTCCCGCTCCGCCACCTGCAACTGCAGGCCGCGGATGAGGGCGTTGGCGCCGTCGAGGAGGCTACGGAGGCGGGTGACCTCGTCGACCGCGCGGTGCTTGCGGGCCTGCCGGTCGAGGCGGCCAATGCGGACGGGCAGCCGGTCGGTGATCACTGGTGCTCCTTGCGGTCGATCCAGGCGAAGAGCTGCTCGATGGCGAAGATCAGGAAGATCGGGGCGACGAGGACGAACGGGGCGAGGATGGTCATCGGGTCACCACCGACAGCAGCACCCGCCGGTAGAGGGCGGCGGTCGCCGGGCGCGGGGTGGGGATGAGCGGGCCGTGCCACGCGTACACGTCGGGCAGGGACACGACGGGGCCTTCCGGCATGGAGCAGCCGTGGGGCACGGAGCCCATGAGCGGCTCGCCGGCCTCGTTGTACTGGCCGATGAACTGCCACTCGACGCCGGTGACGTCTGTGTAGGTGACGGTCAGGTCGAAGACGATGCCGTCGTGCTCGTAGGTGCTCATATGGTGATCACCGATCCGGGGTCGATGCGGGCGGCGTCCAGGCGGAGGAGGTACTCGCGGACCTGGCCGGGCGTCCACGTGGTTTCGTCGGGGCCGAACTCGCGGTGGGTGTCCGTCCACACGTGGGCGAGGGCGTCCTCGATCACGTCGGCGGGGTGGGTCGGGGTGGCCATCACGACTCCTTGGCGGGGCGGAAGCTGGGCGGGTCGCAGTCGGTCGCGCCGGCGAGGCGTGCGGTGGGGCACGGGTACGGGACGGTCGGGTCGTCGCCTCGCGCCATCGCGTCGCCGTCCACGCAGGTCGGGCAGGGGCCCATCGGGGAGTCCTTGTGCAGGAACCGGATCTCCTCGGCCGCCTTCTCCAGCTCGGCGACACGGTCGAGAGCCCGGGTCAGCTCCGCGTGCGTCGCGTGAAGACGGCTCTCCAGCCGCTCCACCACCTTCGTGGCGTCCCACCGCGAGGCACGCAGCCGCTGGACCTCCGCCAACAGTGCGGGGACGTCCTCGCCGAGGACCGTCTCCGCGTTCTCCAGGGCGCGCTGTCCGCCGACCGGGGCGAACTGGTTGAGCCACGCGGTCAGTGCGGCGGCGCGCTCCGGGGTGCGGGCCGTGATCTCCGCGAGCCGCTGGTCGTCGAGCGGTTGGGGCTGGTCGCCGACCGGCACCGGCAGCGCACCCAAGGCGGCCACAGCGGCGGCGGTCGTCTTCGCGGTGCCCGGGATCACGTGCCCGGCCCTCGTCGCGTAGGCGATCTGCTCTTCCGTCAGCGGCTCGCCGTGCTCCTCCGCACGGTGCGCGGCCAGGTGCCAGTCGCGGGCCTCCGTGTACTGGTCGGGGATACCGTGCGCCGACCAGAAGCAGCCGGAGTCGGGGCAGTGGATGGGGGTGATGTTCATGCCGCCACCTCGTCCTGGGTACCGGCCGCGTGCCGCAGGCGCAGCTCGATCTCGTACAGCTGGGCGGCCTTTATGTGGTCCGGCTCCAGCGCCTGCATCTCCCGCAGGGCGGTGACCGCCTTGGCGATCGCGTCATTGAGTTCAGAGACTCGCCACCTGAGGTGCTTCTGCTCGCGGCCAACTTGGCGACGGCACTCCCGACAGACCCGGGACCCGCGGTACATACGGGTGTTCTCAGGCGTGAACTCGTGACCGTTCTCGCAGTGGGTCTTGGTCGCGTTACGTGCTACCCCGCTATCTCCACGCAGGGTGTTTTCACGGCTCGTGACCGGCTCCAGGTGGGCGGGATTCACGCATGCGCGGTTTCGGCAGAGGTGGTCAAGCGCCAACCCTGCTGGGATTGCGCTACGCAGGAGGGCGTAGGACAGGCGGTGGGCTCGAGCCATCTCGCCGTCGTAGCGGAACTTCGGATACCCGTCCTGCGTGCGGACGGCCGTCCACTGCCAGCAACCACCCGGCTGCACGTTGACCTTTTTCCAGAACCGCACGGGCAGGCGGTCGTCCCCGAACTGTGCGGGGGTAGGTTGACTCATGGTGATCCACTCCTTGGATGAGTTCTGGTGGATTGCCGGAGGCCGTTCCCCGGACTTGGCCGTTACGGGGGCGGCCTCTTTGCCGTCTAGGCGGCGGCGCGGGCCGGTTCGGAGTCGGCGGTGTCGCCGTTCGTCCAGGCGTCGAGGTCGGCGATGCGGTACCGGTAGCGGCGCCGGCCGTGCTGCGTGCTGGGCGGCCCGTAGCCGTCCCTGCGCCACCGGTAGAGGGTGGTGACCGCGACGCCGATGTAGTCGGCGGCGTCTTCGGTCCAGAGCCATCCCTTGGGTGGCGGCTTCGGCTTCTTCTGCATCAGGTCATTCCTCACTCGTGGGGGCTTGGAAGAGAGACGTTCGTATCTGATACGGAGACGCTGGGGGCGCGAAAAGAGGGTTGATCGACACCCCGAGTGCCTCCGCGAGGGCTATGGCGTCGTCGACATCGACGGTGCGTTGCGTCCCATTGAGGAGCCGCTCGATCACTCCGCGCTTGACGCCTGAGGCTTCGGCGAGGGTGCGTATGGAGTAGGGCACGAGCGGCCCGGGGTTCTGCATGCAGTGTTCGAAGAACGGGATGCTGCGCAGGGTCCAGCGTCGGCTCACGATTCCCCCGGGTTGTGCGGAGCTGTTTGCCTGACATAGCTAAGCACAGCCGAGACGAGTCGTCTACAACTCCGAGACGACTGGATGTCGAGTATCGGCAAAGTTCCTGGCTCGATAGCATCAATCTGTAGACGAAGTGTCTCGGACCTCAGAAGGTTGTACGGACTGAGCTGCTATTTTCCCGAGGCTCCCCACCCCCCATAGAGACAGTCGGTATCTGAAGTGACCCGAGAGGAAGACGACATGGAGGCAGCGGCCACCGCCCCTGACCAAGGCGCGGCCGAAGCAGGCTCCCGAGGTGCGCTCTCACAGCTCATCCAGGACGCCAACGATCGCGGGCTCTCCTACGCCAAAATGTCTGCACGCGCAGTCGACCCGGACACCGGCACCAGACTGTCCAAGCCCTACCTTCAGCGACTCGTCACCAATCCGCCGACCAACGCCCCCAGTCCCCTGCAGATGAAGGCCCTCTCAAACGCCCTGGGCGTCAGCCTGCGCCGCGTCAAGGCCGCAGCCGCCGAGCAGTGGCTCGAATACGAAGCCACCGAGCTCGCCGGCTACAACGACGAGGTGCGCATCATCGTCGGCCACCTCGCCGGAATGCCCGAAGCTGAGCTGCGGCGCTGGCGCGCAATGATCGAAGCGGACGAGCGCGCCCGCCGCGAGAACGACTGACGGACGCCCCGCAGCAGCGCACACACTGGCCGAGAAAGTCCCCAAGTAGACATTCCGCTGAACGGATTGTCACCTTCTACATACGGGACGTACTCTTCCTCAACCGTGCGCTGCTGGCACACGTAGCCCAAGCGCACCGGAACCACGGGAGGGCGCATGCTGCGTGTTGTCTACCGAACCGTCGGAAACCCCGCCTCCGGCCGGCTCGTCAACATAGACGAGTACCGCGGGCGCCTGGACGTCCAGCTCCGTGAAGGCGTCAACATCGAGGAGATCCTGCACGCCCTCAATGACGAGCTCGAGCAGTTCCTGGCCAAGTGCGGCTGGTTCCAGATCTGGCGCGGCCGGGTCATCAGCGCCAACTCCCCCGAAAGCCCTTTGACCGTCCAGTACGTCACCGACCCCGACGTCGACTTGCTCACCTGTGTACAGGTACGCGAGTGCGGTGGCGTCGTGCGCGTGCACGTCTGTCCAGACGCCTCGCTGAAGCAGTTCGCCAGGGTCATCAACCTCTCCACCGAGCGCCTCCTCGCGGGCGGGCAGTGGTTCCAGTACTTCGAGGGTGAGATCGTGACCATGGACTCGGCCGAGAGAGACGCGGCCTGACGCACGCGCACAAGGGGGCATCATGCCCGGCTACATCGAAGACCGGTGGATGACGAAGAAGCCGGACCCCGTCACCGGCGAGAAACGTAAGACCGAGCGCTGGGGT